CCCTAAAGAAATTGAAAAATATTTAAAGTATAATTACAAGACGATAGCAGAGGAAACTGCATATCATGCTTTGAATTATTTGAGGCAAAAGTTGAACTTAGACAATGAATTTCTTAAGGGGTGGAGAGATGGATTAATCGCTTCTGAGGAAATATATTATGTGTCTACAGTTAATGGGGAACCGATCTTAGAGAGAGTGAATCCTTTGAATTGTGATTATGATAAAGATCCTGATATAGAGTTTATAGAGGATGGTGATTGGTTTGTTAGGTATATGCAAATGAGTCCTGCCACTATTTACGATAGGTTCTTTGACATCATGGAAGAAAAGGATTTGGATAGGATGTTAGACTATGCAGGAGAAGGGCATTCTGCTTCTTCCACTTTAGGTGCTAGTAATTTAGATGCTACAGGGTTTAGAGATATTACAAGTAAAAAATTCATGTATGCGGATGGTGCTGGTCGTGGTAGAAATACGTTTGATACGGATCTTAATTTAATAGATGTATACCATGGTGTTTGGAGATCGTATAAAAAGATAGGATTTCTTACATTTACAGATGAATCTGGACAGGTTCAGAATACTATAGTAAGTGAAGAATACAAGGCATCTCCAGAGGAAAAAATAGAATGGGATTGGATTCCAGAGGTATGGGAAGGTTATAAAATAGGTACTGATATATATATAGGTATAGGTCCAGTAGAGTATCAGCATACTTCTATTGATAGTTTATCTTCTAGGAAACTCCCATATTGTGGTATTATATACAACAATATAAATGCTTTACCAAAGTCTTTAGTTGGTTTGATGAAGCCTTTACAATACATGTATATTATATTATGGTATAGACTTGAACTAGCTTTAGCTAGGGATAAGGGTAAAGTTATTACCATGGATATCACACAAATCCCTAAAGGGTTAGGTATATCAGTTGAACAATGGATGCACTATTTGAGTGCAGTTGGTGTAAACTTTATAAATCCTTACGATGAAGGTTGGGATATCCCTGGCAGAGAAGGTGGTAAGCCGTCTGGTTTTAATCAGATTACTGCTATGGATCTTTCGATGGCAGATGTAGTGGCAGGTTATATCGGTCTTATGGCCAAGATAGAAGATATGATTGGTGAGATATCTGGTGTTAGTAAACAGAGACAAGGGCAAATTCAAAGGACTGAACTTGTTGGTAATGTTGAAAGAGCTGTTGTTCAATCTTCTCATATCACAGAACCTTTGTTTTGGAATCACAGTCAGGTTAAGAAAAATGCAGTGTCTATGTTATTAAATGTAGCCAAGCATGCGTGGAAAGAGAATCCTGGTAAATCTATACATTATATACTTAATGATTCAGAAAGGATTTTTCTATCTGTAGAAGATGACTTTTTGTATTCAGATTTGGATGTATTTGTAGGTGATAATACAAAACAGAATCAGGATATTGAAGCAGCTAAGACTTTACTTCAACCAGCTATGCAGAATGGTGCTACATTACTTGAAGCAGTAGAGGTTTTATCAGCTGAGAATTTATCTCAAATTAAGTTAAAACTTACTGATATAGAAGCTCGTAAGCAACAGTTGATGGCTCAACAGGCTAAGATGGAATCAGACAAAATACAAATAGAAAATGAGATTAAGATGGAAACTCTTAGACTTAAAGAAGAAGATTCTATTCGTAAATCTGAAACTGCTTTACAGGTGGCTATGGTTAAATTAGCTCCTGGTATGGGGCAAGATAATACCGAGGGTAATAACCCAGAAACGATTCAAGAGTTTCAATTGAAACTTGAAAAGCAGAGGGAAGATGCTAAAATAAAAGAAGAACAGTTGAGAGAAACTGTAAGGAAGAATAAAAAAGCTGAGGATCAAAAACAGCAGGAAATTGAAATAAAACGTAAACAGGCCAATAGGCCGTTAAGTGCAAATAATAATTAATTATGGCAAAGAAAGAAGTTGATGCACCCAATGTATTTGGTGGATTTGAAGCCCTGTCAAAGAGTTTGTTAGGCGATGGTTCTTATCACAAAGACCCTGACAGTGAAATCCCATACGTTGACCCAGAGGATCTTAAAGGTAAAGGAGAGGATCTGGATGAAGAGGAAGTTAAAGACACAGAGGAAGAAGTTGAGGATGATGTAGAGGAACCTGAGAAAGTTGAGGAACCTATAGTAAAATCTAAGACTCCTGTTAAAAAGGATGTGACTCCTAAAGAGGACATATCAAAGACTAGTACTAAGGAAGATGTTGATGAAGATGAAGAGGACCCTGAATTAGAAGGGGAAGTAACTAGTTTTTTAAAGGATCGATTATCAGAGGAATTAGGTTGGCAATTAGATGAAGAAGAGAAATTTGAATCTATAAAAGATGTTGTAGATTACATGAAAGTCTTGGTTGAAGAGAATTCTAAACCAAGGTATCATGATGACACCGTTGCTCAACTTGATGAATATGTAAAGAATGGTGGATCTATAGATAAATTTTTTAAAGAGGTTTACGGTAGTGCCTCTAGTGTAGATTATGATACTTTAGATTTAACTAGAGAGTCTAATCAAAGGTTAGCTATAAAGGACTTACTTAAGACTAAAGGTTATAATGACACTAAGATAGAGAGAGCTGTAGATAGGTATGAGAAGTCAGATACTTTAAAAGAAGAAGCTGAAGATGCTGTAGAATTGTTAAAAGAATACAAGACTGAACAACAGAAAAGGCTATTAGAAAGTCAGGAAAATTTTCATAAAGATAGTCTTCAGAAACAACAAATGTTCTACGAGAACGTACAAAAGAGTATAAAGTCTCTCGAAAATGTTCGAGGGGTTAAAGTATCTGGCAGGGAAAAGGAAGAACTGTTAGATTACATATTTAAGCCGGGTTCTGATGGTTTAACTAAGTATCAGAAAGATTATATGTCTGATATTAAAAACTTGATTGAATCGGCTTATTTTACTAAAAGGGGGGACTCTTTAATAGAGGGTGCTAAGAAGCAAGGTTCTTCGGATGCATATAGAGAGTTTCATCAGAAAATAAAAGCTAACAAAGGGAAAAGATCCAAGAACTCAGGAATCCAAGAGAGTGGCTCAGACTCTGATCTATTAGGCTCGTTAAGTAAAAATTTATTAAGTAAAGTATAATTAATTTTAATATTGTAGGTTATTATGGCAATGGAAAATAATGTATTAAACAAGCTACAACTGTATCGCACAAAGTGGTTTTCAGACCTCGTTGACGAAAGGATGTTAGCTAATACACTACTTACTAGACCTCATGAGATCTCACCCGTATTATCATATATAATGGGTCGTTTCAATCAAGGAAGCGTTATCGATTATATTACCAATGGTATGGGTAAGGTTATGACAATTGAAAATAGACAGTACGAATGGCGTGTTATGATTGAATCAGAACGTGCCGTTACTATCAGGGACGCTAAAATCGATGGTACAACCATCGCAACTTCAGATGCCCCTGGTTTAAATGGTGCTCCTATCATGCTTTGGTTGTCAGACAAATGGTTTGGTCCTGGAGCTATTATCGAGTTTGATGATAAAGAATATCAAGTTCGTATAGTTTCTGAACCTTATCAGGATGGATCAGAGTGGGTTTACACGGTAGTTATGGCAGATGGACAAGCTGCTTCATTCGTTCCGCCATCAGAATTAGTCGCCGGTAAAATGGTGTCTAGAGTTGGTAGTGCATACGAAGAAGGTAGTGATGAGGCTGATATTGTAAATTATCAAACCCCATTCATGCTTAGAAATCACCTTACAACCATGCGTCTTACATACGATATAACTGGCGATGCTTATTCGTCTGTTATGGTTATTGAGATGCGTGAACCAAATACTAAGAAAACAACTAAATATTGGGCACCTTACCAAGAGTGGGTAGCTCTTCGTCAGTGGTATGAAAGAGTAGATTACATGACAATGTATTCGAAATATAATGCTAATGCTGATGGTACAGTTAGTTTGATTGGTACAAATGGTCGTCCGGTATATATTGGCGCAGGGGTTCTTCAACAGATTGCTCCCGCTAATCGGAAATCATACACAACCCTGACTTTGGAATTACTTGATACTTATCTTTCAGATCTTTCATTTAATATACGTGGATTTGGCGAACGCAAATATATTGCATTAGCTGGTGAAATGGCTATGAGAGAATTTGATAGGGTATTAAGAGACAAAGCATCAGGTTACACACTTATGGACCACTCTTATTTTGTTACTGGC